CGTCAACCTGCACCTTCGTGCCCCAGAGTTGCCGCCATGTTCTGACGGTGAGGTCGCGGCACGTTGAGAACATGGCCGGGTCGTTCGACGACGCCGCGACAACGACACGGATGTCGCATTCATCCCAGAGAAACGCGAACCCGTTTTCGGTGCCCAACCCTGCCGGGTTGATCGCGATGCACGGCAACGCCTTTGTCTGTTGGCCTGGCATGTTGATCGGCAACCCGACCGGCTCGAGCATGGCGGCGAGGTCGTCGTACGTCATGCCACACCGAACGACACGTCAAGATGCGAGTAGTACTGATCCAAATGCTGTGACAGCCAACGCGGGACGTTCGGGACACCACCGAACGTGTCATCGAACGACGACAGACCACCCGACGGCAACGGTGTGTCCTGAAAGATCCGACACGCCGACAGCACGACACCCTCGAACGTCAAACCTGGGAACAGGTCCGGGTTGTCGGGGTCGTCTGTCAGCACGTCGAACCCTGTGAACTGGCCCACATACTCGACGGCAGCCTGCACTACCCGGTCGGCGTCACCGGTAGTGCATTGCAGCTTTTTGACTACTGCTGCGGCTGCGTCGTCGGGATTGAGGGCCATCGGGATCAGGCTGCGGGAACGCTGATGATGCCGGTCGGCACGTACGGTGCGAGAACACCCATACCGAACACGCCCACGTCACGGCCAGCCAACGCGACGTTCTCGGCAGTCGCGACGAACGGGCCATCCTCGTACCACTTCGCAGCGGTCGAGTTCGACACGATGATCGCACCGGCAGCCAGGTTGCGGTCATGGATAACCGGCAGCCCGTTGACGTTCACGTTGAGCGAACCGGCGTCAGCGGTACCCGACACGTTCTGCGTACCGTATGGGAACGGGTACAGACCGGCAAGCGAACCGATCTCGAGGTACGCGGTCGAACCGGCCAGCACGAACGTCGCAGGCATGTTCGTCGCGGACTCAACATCGATGGAAGCCTCGAACAGAACCGCACGGAGTTCGTCAGCGGTACCGGTGCCAGGCACCCAGATCGTGCTACCGGTGGTGGCGGCTGCGACCAGTTCGGTGGCCGCAGCGCTGTTCGACGTGACCGCATACGACCGGTAGTACGCCGCAATCAGCGCGTCCAAATAGGCAGGCTGCGAGTGTCGGATGAGCTGCCAGGACACGTCGGACGCACCGGCGTACGTCTTGAGAGCCGCTGTGCCGGTCGTGACAGTCCACACGGCCGAAGTCACTTCGGTCTTTTCCGTGACCTGGTTGCCGGTGAGTTCGCCACCCTTATCGGCACCCGAGATAGGCCACTCGATCGTCGTGCCCTGACCCATGCCGACGGCGACGGTACCGAACGCTGAGATGGTCGGCCGGCCGAACGTGACAATGTTCGTGATCTGGTTGACGTAGTTGACCTGATCGACGCCGACGTTGTTCGCGAGGATGTTGTCGGACAGCGCCCGGTTCAGGGTTTCGAGTTCGTCGGCACCAGCGCGCACCATGTGGTGGTACAACTCGCCGGCCGAACGGAACTTCGACAGCGGGTCAACGTCAACGGGTGCGGGCTGGATGTTGATGGTCTGGAGTTCGCGCTTGAACTCGTCGCGAACGGCGTCGAGGTCGGCGCTCGAGACTTCGGGGGTGATGGCTTCGGTCATTTCGGGTTCCTTTGGTTCGGGGATTTCTCGCTGCGCCAGGATTGGGGCGGTGTGCGCGGGTCGCGCTGCCAAGGCCACAGCGTGGACCAGGGCGTTCGAGCGGCGCATCACGCCGTCCGATTCTTTGTCGCCGGGATCGGGGACGAACTCCACCGACACGGCATCGAGGGCACCGGAACGGATCAGCGCGAGGCTGTCGGAACCGGCGGCGGTGGGTGCGATCACAAGCTCGATCGTCGGGTCAGGGTTCGCGTCATAGGTGCTCATGTCGGCGTGGCCGATCATGGGGCCACCATGCGACGAACGAACCAACACCTTGTCAGCGAGCACCACCGAGTCGATGGCTTCGCGGTACTGGGTGCGTCCACCGTCATCTGACACGGTGCGGGCTTCACCGAGCTTGACGAGTTGGACGAGCACCCGGTTGCCGGTGTCGTTGGATACCAGCGAAGCGGACTCGCGTTCAAGCATCTGATCGGACATCTGGTGTCTCCTTCGTTGGGAGTGGACCGCTGACGGGCATACCAGCGGCGCTGAGTACCTGTCGGGCTTCGGTGTCGGTAACGACGGTGCCGACGCCTAGGTAGATCTTCTGGATGATCTCGGAGAGTTCGCGCGGCAGACTGCCACCCTCTTGGGGGAGCGGTTGCAACGACATGGATTGGCGGATCTCGTCAACGGTGAGGATGCCGGCGTCGAGCAGACTGATGTTCAGTCCGGCCTGGCTTGCTTCATCCATGCGGGTGAGCCCGGAGGTGTCGAACCGTGCCACCATCTGCGGCGGCACCATGTCAGAGAACACCGACTCGATCCGGTGCAAGTAGGACGTGTTCAACCCGATTGCGAGAAACCGTCTGAACTCGTCGAGCGTCGTGGAATACGTCAAAGTTGTCGCGGATTGCACGTTGAGCAACGACGGCGGAATGTTGAGGATGCGGCCGATGACGAGATCCCAATATCCGATCGCGTCCAACACCAGCGCGTCTTTCGCTGATACCGGGTTGTACGTTTCGATCTCGAGGCCACCCGACAGAATCGCGGGGCGATGCTTGTCACGGGCAGCCGCCCACGCATCAGCAAGTTTCTCGGCCTGGCCGGCGGCGAGCTTCACGTCGGACTTGATCGCGAACGGCGGCACCGAACCCGTGAACGTGTAGTACTGGTTCGAGAACTGGTACGCCTGGATCAGGTCCTCGAGGTTGTCGCGGATCTGATCCAGCGGTGCCTTCGGGATGCAGGTGCCGTCCAACACCATCGGCACATACTTGATATCGCGCATGTCCTGGCGGATACCGTCAATGTCGATCGACATGAACTGTGTCTGCTGTTGGTCGGTGGAGTACGTCACCCGGCCGTTGTCGATGTGCTCGAGGGCCGAGGGGTAGCCGTCGGAGCCTCGGAGGGTGATGCGAAGCCAGGCGATGCCGTGCCTCGTCATGCTGTTGACGATGCGCTCGAACGTGTCAGAGGCAGGCTCACGCGGTGACGGGCGGGCCAGCAGGGTGCGGTTCGGTTCGAGCTTGGTGCCGTCTGGGTACACGGCTTCCATCGGGAACGACGAAACAGTGTCAGCAATCAGTTGTCGGCCGGCGACGACGGTGGGAATCTTGTAGATGTCCGACCCCGACAGGAGTTCGCTGAAGGTGGCACCGTCGATAGCGGTGATGCCTGGGGTGTTCTCTGAGAACAGAGTTTGCCAGAGGCCCATACCGGGGATGTTAACAGGTAGTTATCCACAGATGTGGATTAGTCGTCGTCGTCTTGGATGTGGACCTTCACACCACGCCACGCCACCCACGCCGACAGAAAGATCCACGCGCCCACCAGCACCACCTCGAGGCCAGGCCCCAACTCGACGGTGATCCCCAACATTCACCCGATACTAACGAGCCCCGCCCCAGTCACATCGGGATGACACGACCGCGCCAACGACGCAGCCACAATCGGCGTCACATCACCATGCGAGTTCAACCTCGAGAACGCCCACGCCCCATCACCCACATTGCGCTTACGGGCAGACACCGCCGCCACATCAAACAGCGGATCACGCACATGACGGATCGTCGCATGTTTCACCGCGTCAGAGAACTGTGCTGCCGCCGCTGCGGTCTGACGGAGTGTGAACTCCTGAACCGGGAGCCCTTCGGTATGCATCGCGTCTGTAAGCATCCCGATAGGGGCCCCAGGGTCCACACCCACACCGTAGAGGTCCCAACGGTCGTGGAGCTCCAACAGACGCCCCAACACCCAGTCCACGCCCTCACGCGACTCGACAATCTCCACCACACCACCATCGGCGTAACAAGCGACGATCGACGCGTGCGACTGCATCGGAGCAGCATCAACACCCAACGTGACAGCACCCACCCGGTCAGCCGACGGCACACCAGACCGCACCCACAACGCCTGATCAATCGCGCTGATCGTCGACGACTTGCGGTCAGTGACGTTGAGCATCGTCCGCAGGAACATCTCAGAGTCTCGGGCGTGTTCATTCTCGTACACCTCTGGTCGTAGCTGTCCTGGGTGAACCTGGGTCCAGGTGGCAGGGTCGGCCGGGTCAAGGTCAGGGAACGCCTCGAGCGTCCACTCCAAATGGCAGGTGCCCTTCCCACGGTTCTCTGCGATCGACTCGCGACCGGCAGCGATCCAATCATTCCACCACGTCGAGTCAAGGTTGCCGGCGGCGGACGTGATGATGATCTGCCCACCCGGCCGCGTCCACAACAACGGGCCCGCAGCGATCTCCAGGTCGTTACCCAACTCGCGGTCATGGGCGAATGCCTCATCGAACACAATGGCGTCAGCGCTACTGCCATGAAGTGACGTTGCTCGAGGCGGAAAGAGCCGCACCGCACCACCCGACGGCTTATGAATCACCCGCTCCGAACCGTTCGCGTTGTAAGCCCGCCAATCCTCCGGTGCGTCGTGACGGTCCAACAGAGGCACGAACTCCGACTGGAACGACAGCACAGCCTCCTTACTGGACTGCCGGGTGAACCACCCAAGCCCACGCTCCGAGTGCTCAAGCATCGCCATGAGCTTGAGCCACACCGCCAGAGTCTTACCGGCACGACGCCCCACCGAGATCACCACCCGGTCATACGCCTGAAACCCCGTCGCCGGGTCGATCTCACCCGCCACATCCAACGCGTACTGCTGCCACGGCTTCAGGGTGATCCCGAACCGGGCCGCAGTCTCCGCTACCTGGGTGCCCGTTGTCTCCCGCTCCGGCCGGCGCGGCGTACCGAAGCCAGGGAGCAACAGATCGCTCACACCAGATTCGCACACTTCAACAGGTGGTCATACTGATCAGGGTTCAACTCCACGAACGCCCACCGGTTATCCATCGCGTACTGGGTGTCAATATTCGTCGCGTACCTCACCGCCCCATTGATACACAACAGCCACGGCGGGTTCCCGGCAGCAGACGCAGGCGGCATAGCAACATAAGCAATCATGATCTCATCCTCAGGGTCAGTAGGCGGCGGGAGCGGCACCGGCGGCTCCGGATAGAACTCATCAGCTTGTATCTGGGCGTAGATCTCATCACCAGGGCA